CAGCAGCGGAAATCCGTATGCTTGCTAACGAACTCGAAAGCGCCTTCGGTGGTCTGTACTCACAACTCGCACAAAGCTGGCAACAGCGCGAGGCTGAGTACGCTATCAGTCAGGTAGACTTCGCCTCAGAGATTGGTAAAGACAGCGCTGCATTTGAAGTGCTCGTCACAACAGGTCTTGAGTCGCTGTCACGTGAAGGTCAGATCGACAACCTACGCATGGCTATTGGAGACCTTCAGATGATGGAGGCTGTTCCAGAAGACATCCGTGGTGCGATGAACCCATTGCGTTTCGCTAAGTTTGTGTTCACTAACCGTTCAGTTGACCTCAACGCCTTCCTTAATACACCGGAAGAGATGCAGGCTAACCAAGAAGCAGCTATGGCCGAAGCAGGTCGTATGCAGTCTCAGCAGGGTGAAGCTAATGTCGCAGAACATGCTGGTAAAGCAGCAGTAGACGCACAACAACCAAAGTAAGGAGAGAACACTTTGTCAGAAGAACCAATTAACCTCGACATCAACCCACCAGACTCGTCTCTTAATGCAGCAGGTAATGTACCTACTGCGGAGACGACTGCACCCCCTGTCGAAGAAGCGCCCGTCGAAGCACCTGTTAAAGAAGCAGTTGAAGAGGCACCAGTAGAGGCACCAGAAGCTGCGGAAGCAGAAGAGGAGCCAGTTGCTGATGAGAAAGACGAGCCGCTTGATTCGGACGTCTGGGGCGACTCAGGTTCAGATGTGGGCAATAGCGTACTAGGTATGCTACAGAACTCTGGTGTATCTACAGACGATGCTAAGGCATTGATGTATGATGCAATCCAAGCAGGGGACGTGACCTTGATTGATAAGGCAGCACTTGCCGCTAAAGTCGGTAAGCACGCTGCTGAGATCATTCTCACAGGCACGAAGTCCTTCATTACAGAGAACAACGCTAAGAACGAAGTTGCAGTTAAAGTAGTCCATGAAGCCGCAGGCGGCAAGGACAACTGGGACAAGGCAGCTAAGTGGGCGTCAAGTAATATCCCGGAGGCGGACCTCTCTGAGTACCGTCCCATGATTGATAAAGGTGGAGCATCCGCACGATTCGCGGTATCTGAAATCCTAGCGGCTTATAATAAAGCCCCTGCGAACTCAAGCATCACCCCAGAAACACCCCGTGTTGAGGCTACCTCAACATCTCCCCCGGCCCGTACAGCCATGTCTCGTGCAGAGTACGTCGCCGCTCTTGATAAGGCACATCGTAAAGGTGCGTCTAATAAAGAGATCGCGACCATCCAAGCAGCCCGAATTCTCGGGCGCAAACAAGGCCTATAAGCCACTTAAAGGAGATACCTCATGTCAGGTGTAAACATTCCAGTAGACTCAACTCACCTATCCGATCAGGCAATTGCCGATATGATCGAACAGTATGGTGGATTCGTGGACTCTCAGTTCGCTAAGAAATCCATGATGCGCAACTTCTCTAACGTCAAATCCGTCAAGGGTACAGACACCATTCTTAACCGTCGCGTAGGCAAGACTTCCTTGACTACTCTGACTGCTGGCGTCCGTCCTGCCGCAACTGCGACTGCGTTCGGTTCCACATCGCTGACCATCGACACTGTAGTCATGGCCCGTGACAACCGCTCCATGCTCAATGAGTTCCAGATCGACTTCAATGCTCGTAAAGAACTCGGTATGGATCACGGTAAAGAACTCGGTAAGCTCTTCGATGAATCCCTGCTTATCGCAGGCATCAAAGGTGCTGCTGCTGCTGCTCCTGCTGGTTTGAACGGTGCTTTCGGTGCTGGTACAACTGCAACTCTTGCAGCAGTCGGTGACGAACTCGACCCAACTAAGCTCTACACTGCGCTTGAAACAGGCGTTGTTGCTATGCAGACAGCGGATATGGACACAGATGAGTATGTATGGTTCGTGACTCCAACTCAGTACGCTGTTCTGTTGAACAACGACAAGCTGGTGAATCAGGACTACTCCACTGAGAACGGCGACTTCGCTAACGGTAAGTTCAAGACTGTAATGGGTGTTCCTGTTGTAGCTACTAACCGTCTGCCAACCGCAGCTATCACTGGTCACGCCTTGTCCACAGCAGCTAACTCTAACTTCTACGATGTATCTGCTGCCGAAGCACGTACAGAAGCTCTGTTGCTGCACCCATCCGCTCTGTTGGTTGGTGAAACCATTCCGTTGACTTCTGATGTCTACTTCAGCAAGATCGAACGCCAGTGGTTCATCGACTCGTTGATGGCGTACGGTGCTAACTTCAACCGTCCAGATGGTTGCTACGCAGTTCAGTCTATTATCGCCTAACTAATCAGCCCTCTCCTTAATTGGAGGGGGCTTTTTTTCATTTGTTGAGTGGCTGTCGTCTCTCCCGATGGCTATTCTACTAATGAAACACCCACCCTTAACTAGAGAGGCTTACCATGACCACACGTCTGGACCTGATTAACAGCATGCTGGCGACCACTGGCACGGCAAGACTCGCTGCTGCTGATGTAACACACCCTAACTATATCACTGCTGATCTCATCTTAAATGATGTGATCGAAGAGTTCTCTTCTAAACCCTTGTGGTTTAACACCACCTACCGTACACTCACACCTAACGTAGATGGTAAGATCGTTGTGCCTAGTAACGCACTCACATGCGATCCTGCTGATGCGTCTAAGGACTATGCAATCCGGGGGCAGTACCTATTCGATAACGGTAACTACACCTTTGATATCGGAGAGCCAGTTGCTTGTGTTATCGTAGCAGAATTAGAGCTAACAGACATGCCACCTGTCGCTCTCCAGTTCGTTCGTGCTAAAGCACGTCTGATGTACTACGTGGATCAGGATGGTAGCGGCAGCAAGCTACAGATGTATGCACAGAATGTGGTTGAGAAAGAACTCGAACTCATTACATTGAATATGAAGAACACAGACGCTAACTTCTTCGCTGGCAAAGGCTACGCGAACTTCGCTACACGCCGTGCTTCAACAGCTAATCCTATAACCCGTATCATCTAAGGAGACATCATGTCAGTATCCGGTACACTCGGCTCACTCCTACAGGGTGTGAGCCAGCAACCTGCTCACATCCGAAATGATGGACAGGTTACTGAACAAATCAACATGGTGTCTGACGTTGTGCGTGGACTAACATCCCGCCCAGCGTCTGACCTACAAGCATACAACGCAACAACAACACCTGATCTAGCATTCCGTAACATCGTTATTGATGGGGATCGGTTCCAAGTGGGCTTCAAAACAGGTGATTTGGAAATCCTAGATGCATCTGGTACAGCCATGACGTTCACACCGGACGCGGGTACACTAGCTTACGTCGGCACTAACATGGAAATATACGTCTATGATGAGATTCCGTACTTACTGAACCGTGATAAAGTCACAGCGATGGATGCGTCAACAGCAGCAGCACTTGCTGAAGTCAAGCAAGACGAAGGCTACATCGTATGTTTCGGTGGACAGTTCAGCCACACCTACACAGCCAGTCTAGAGTACACAGATGGTACTGTAGCTACTGGTACATACGTGGCACCTGATGGTACAACCACTGGGGATGCAGCAAAGTCTGCTGCTGATTACATCGCGAACGAAGTAAAGCTATCACTAGCTGCCAGCCCTAACCTAAAAGCTGGTACTGTTATATCAGTAGTGGACTCAGTTATCCGTGTAACAGGTGCTCCTGATCTAAAGCTAACTGTATCAGATGGCTCTAACGGCCTCGTAATGCGTGCTCAGACTAACACAGCTAAGAGCATTGTAGACCTCACGCCAATGGCGGTACACGGCACTCTCGTGCGTATCGTAGGTATCACAGGGGATGAAGATGACTTCTGGATGCGCTTCCAGATCGAAGATAAAGCAGTAGGTGCTGGCTTTGGATCAGAAGGTATATGGCAAGAGTGGTTTAATCCAGCCGAAGAATCTAGCTTTGATCTCACAACTATGCCTCATATCCTGACACGCACAGGCACAACTACGTTTACTCTGTCACAGGGTGAGTGGTTAGGCAGACGTGTTGGTGACTCACTGACATCACCTGCTCCTGACTTCGTTGGTAACACTATCCGTGACATCAACGGCTTCCAATCAAGACTTACATTCATTGCAGGTCCACACGTAGCTATGTCTCGCACAGACCAACCACGAGACTTCTTTAAGAAATCAGCTACAGCAGACCTCGACTCTGACCCGATCAGTATCGTATCTACAGCAGAGCGTGAGTTCGAGTTAGAATGGATCGTACCGTTTGACCGTGACTTGATTATCTTTGCAGACTACAGCCAGTTCCTTATAACAGGTTCCATAGCCCTCACACCGTCTAATGCCTCATTGGTACAGACAACGAACTTTGAGATGGGCAAGGGCGCACGCCCTGCATCAACTGGGCGCACATTGCTGTTCCCATTTGAGCAGGGTAGTTTCGCTGGTGTTAAGGAGTTCTTTTCTGAGTCAGCAGTAGACGCTTCAGATGCTACGTCTATCACACAGGTACAAGATGAGTACATGGGCGGTAAGGTAACAGCCCTAACGGCTAGTACCAACTTCTCCTTTGTTATCGTACAGACTGATGATGTAACTACCCAGAACGTACTATTCGTGCATCAATACTACTGGCAGGATCAGACGAAGGCACAGGCATCGTGGTCTAAGTGGGTACTCCCTTATGCTGTTCGTAACGTGTTCTTCTCAGGCTCTGCGGTTAATGTTCTTATGTATGACTCAGTTCTGGGTTATGTCCAGACGAGCATGAACCTAGACATCCCAGACAACGCAGAGACAGGCTACCCTGTTAAGCTAGACATTCTGGACAACTACACCGTAGCTACTGTATCAGGCGACTATGTACTCCCAGACTATGTTGTAACAGATTACGTTGAGACAGGCACAGCAGAGGCAGCTAAGACGTACTTAGACTTACCTTGGGGTAATGCTCTCCTAGTACAAGGCACGGGTTGTGCTGTACCGGGGCAGGCGATCTCCTCTGTGAATATCACTGATCTAGGTGGTGGCACTTGGCGTTATCTCGTATCTAATATAACAGCACCTAACGGCGCTACTGTTCTAGCAGGTCTTGCTTTTGAATCGCTAGTTAAACCAACTATGCCTTTCATACGCGATAAAGAGAATCGTGCAATTAAGAACACTAAGCTGGTTGTAACTGAGTTCGTAGTTTACTTCGATGAGTCCGGTTACATGGATTCTAAGATGACCTCACGATACCGTGCAGATGATGCATTGTTCAGTAACCAAGAGATCGTAACGGCGTTTGACCCAGACGACCCAGACGGTATTGGTATCCGCTCTGGTGAGTTCGTCATCCCTTGGGGTGAACGAAGTGACTGGTCAGAGCTAACTGTATCCTCATCAGACGTGAGGCCCATGACAATCCTAGAGGTTGAGTGGGTAGGCCAAATCTTAACTCGTGGAAGGAGACTCTAATGGCAGGCTCAAACTTTAGTATGCTCGCTGGCATGGGTGTCCAGATTATGGGCGCAGCGACTGAGTACAATACTATGAAGGCCCAGACTGCTAAAAATGCATCTAAGAATGACATAGCAGAAACTGAGAACCGAATGCAGAAAGCCGCTCAGGCTCATAGGAATACTATGAACCAGATGAGCGGTGCTCTACGTCAGAACTCTGTAACGCAGCGACAAGTGCAGACACAGGATCAAGGTGTCCGTCTATCGCAGGCCATCCAAACACAGTCTATGCAAGACCAAGGCTCGGCAGCAGTTAGTGCTGCCGCAGCAGGTGTAGCAGGTGGTAGCGTCAAAGCAACTATGCTTGGCCTACGCCGATCTGCACTCAATGCACATGACGCACGACAGCGTAACTCTGACTCTGCTATCCTAGCACTGGAAGAGGATCGTAAGAACATCAACCTAGCTACGATTATGGGTGAGGACATCTCAGTCATTCCAGATCACGTAGCAGATATCCTACCTGCACCAAGCGCTGCATCCGCACTACTCGGATTAGCGTCAGGTTTAGTTAATACTTACGACGCTAACCAACCCGCAGGTAGTAGAACTACTGACACTTGGGCCTCTTGGCTCAAATAAACAACAAAGGAGAGCATTATGGCTCAAGGAATAGAGCGCCGTGTAGGCGTAGCTGATAGCCTAGCTGGTGCGGCTGAAGTCGTACCCGTAGTTAGTAATGCTGCTCCGTTGTCAGCACCGCAAGTACAAGTGCACAGTCAGAACTACAGTGACTCAGCAGCTCAGTACGGGATTAAACGATCCGCTGGGATAGCTAACTCACTGAACAAATGGGCTAGTAGCAAGATTCAAGAGGTCGCTAATACTCGGAATGAAGCTGCTATACTAGACGGGCAGATGGCTTACCAACAGGGTAAGACTATGGATGCAGTAGAGATGGAGGGTGACAAGTGGTCACTCTCTGGCTACCGCGTTATGCACGCACAGACGCTATCACAGACCATGCTTACAACACAGCAGGAAATGATCCGTCAGTCACAGTACGAGCAAGACCCAGATGCGTTCCGTGCTCAGTACGTGTCTCGCATGGAAGCACAGATCAAAGGGCTAGACCCACAGACAGCACGTATGGTTCGTGAAACTATGTCAGAGCAGATGCCTACTCTAGTAGCAGAGCATACGTCGGCGCATCTCGGATACCAAGAGCGTGAAGCATACAAGTCACTGGTTACATCAGTAGACGCACTGTCGAAGGATGCATCAGCCTTTGGTTCATTGCTTGTCAATGCCGCTGGCGGTGAAGGTAGCCCGTCCTCTGGTCTATCCTCAGATCGTCGTATGGCGGCTGTAGTGGATGGTGTAGGCGCTGCGTTCGAGAACATGAACCCTATCGCGTATCAGCAGCTAAAGCAGTCTGGTCTACTTGAGTCTATGTCGGCCCCTCAGAAGCAGGCTATGCGTGCAGCACAGCAGGCTTATGAGAACCGTGTACGCACTACTTATGATGCAGAGCACACAGAGGAATTGAGCAACTGGCAACGACGTCTTGAGGCAGGTGATCTGGAACCAGCAGAGGCAGCGGAAGCGCTTGCTGCTATCTGGGGTAAACGTGATGTCACTATGTCAGCAGCAGAAGGCGGCGCTGCGTATAGTGGCGCTGTTACTGCTCAAGATCACGGTGATCGTGCTAAGGTAACTAACATCGCTACAGCTACTGTACGCGGTGATTGGGATTCTGTAGCAAAGCAGACACAAGATATTGTGATGCAGTTCGAGAGCGGTGGTAATCTAGACGCTGTTGGCCCCCTAATCGAAGGTGGTGCTAACAAAGGCGATAGAGCACAAGGCGGTATGCAGGTCATGCCTAAGACGCTAGATGATCCCGGATTCGGTATCAGACCGTCTAACGGTACACGAGAAGACAGTCTTCGTGTGGGTCGTGATTACTGGGCTATGAACGTCGCACGCTACCAAGGTAATATCGAAGCAGCAGCTATCGGCTACAACGCTGGTCCAGGGAACGCGGACAAGTGGATTGCTGCTGGTGGTGGTGAAGCAGGTTATGCTGCTTTGGAAGCTGCTGGTGTACGCGTCTCAGAGACACGGCCTTATGCTGAAGGTATCGCAAAAGAAGCTAACGGCGATGCACTGCATTATTCTACAGCAGAACGGCTCACTATGGCAGAGGCTGAACTCAGGTCTGCACAGACCCTGCGTACAGCCCTTCTAAAGTCGAATGAAGATGCACGTATTGTAGCCGCTACAATCCAGCACAACGATGATATGTCTGCCCTAGACGACGCGCTTGCGAACAATGGTATCTCATTCTCCGCCTATAGAGCAGCCGCAGCAGACTCCCTTGCGGGTTTAGGACTCGTGCAGACTGTAGCTCAAGGTAATCGCATCAACACGCAGATCACTGCTGCTGCTGAGGCCGCTACTACAGAGGCAACAGCAGGGCGTCTTGCTGTGGTTAAAGTACAGCAGGCTGCTGCGCATGATGTATTAACCCGTACTCTAGAGACACCGGGTATTACTGTTGAACAGGCTCAGGAAGCTACAGCAGTATTTACCGAAGAGGTCGCTGGTCTTTACAGCGCTGCTGGTTTTAACCTAGCTGAGACAGACGCGGAACAGACGCTTAAAGGCGCACTGACACAACTGCGTAAAGCAGAGTCGGACATCGCTGAGTACAAAGCAGATGGTAATGTCATCGCTAGAGCGCGGGATACAGAAACCGTAGATCAGTTACCAGCTAAACTACGTGAGCGCTTTGATCGTGAGGCGCAGGCTGAGGTAGAGAAGACTCTTTCTGATGGGGTGGCTAATGGTTCTATTGATGACAGTCAAGTCATTGGTCTGCACAGCGCAGCTATGGAAGCTATTGCAGTAGAGGCAGGTACAGTAACCCAAGACGTGCAAGCTGTGTCTACACTAGCTATGCGTAATATGGTCGGTCCTGATGGTAGACCTACAGACGCTGCTATCCAGACAGTCCTTAAATACGGGCGTCTGCTTGATGGGAGTGCTAAGGCTGCTAACTCTATGTTCACAACACCTGAGTCCATTAACACTATGGCTGCTGTGTTTGAGGCTGCGTCAGGTAATCTAACTAGCCCCCAGCTAGTTGGTGATGCTATCATGGCAGCACAGGCTGATCGTGAAATGAACTTTGGTACTGGCCCTGTTCGTGCTCCGTTGGATCAAGATCGGATAAACTCTGTCGTAGCTAAGAACGTAGATAAATGGTTAAAGAACGAGGACATCGGGATTCTACAGGCGTTAAATCCTTGGAATGACGCGCAGATGGGTACGGCTCTACAACAGACCAATACAGAGCAAGACATCATGAACTCCCCGGAAACCCGTGCATTACTTGAAGGGGAAGTCACAGTTGAGACTAATCGTCTACTTAATGAAGACCCTTCTCTGAGTCCTAACATAGCAGTACAGCGTGCTACAGGGCTTATACTAGGTCGCACGTCTGTCGTGGGTGGTACTCCACACGTTATGGACCCCGGCTACGAGCTTCCTACACAGATGTTCGGTGAGCTTGCGTCAACTTATGACAAGCCCGGTGTTGTAGGCGAAGCCGTTGTTAGACATCTAGCGGCGAGAGTTGCATCCGGTGATCTACCACCTGAGCTTGGTGAGACCTCTGTTTGGGAATCGTCACTGCTTGGTGGTATTGGTAACATCGCAACTCTCTGGGGTGGAGAGCCTCGTGCGTTTGGTACTATTGATGCTATCTCCGTTGAGGATCGTGGTTTACGCCCGACCATCTATAGGTCTGATGGGCGTGAATTAGAGGTTCTTTTCTTGATGCCTGATGGTGCATACATGGACTTAGATATCAGACTTGATATGGAGGCTATCGGTGCAGAGCACATACAGTTTATCAACGAAGGCTTATCGAAATAACAACTACCCACTCCGGCATTGTGTCGGGGTGGGATTTCATTAAAGGAGAGCCGCATGGCTGATGATATATTTGACAAGCACTTTGCGGCTAACCAAGTAGAAAAAGAACGCAGTGGCTTCAAGAGCACAGCACAAATAGTAGGTGAGTTAAAACTCTCACGACAGCGTAATGGACTAGAAGAATTAGTAGCGGGCTTTCAAGAGACTTCGCTTGCAGGTGGTATCCGTCGTGCAGGTGATGAAGGTAGTGCAGCAGCAGCAGCCTTCTCCGCAGAGAATCCAGATCAAACAGGACAGACCACATCACTGGGCCGTCCACAGAATAACCCCGGTCAAGTCCGTGCCGCCTTAGCAGGCGCATTCAAAGGCATCATTGGTGGATCAGCAGGTACAGACAAGCAACGCGAGTCCTACGTCAAGGCGGATCATGTAGCAGCCCTCATTGAAGGCATCAATAGTAGGTATCATGAAGACATCATGGCGGAGGATACACTAGAGGCTGCACAGCGCAGTCGCGCTCGTATTCTAGCGGACATGGAACGTCAGGAGATAACAGCAGACCAGTACGATGGTACTATTACACAGATGGCTGGTCAGCTACTTGATGTAGACGCTCCTCTGGTGTTCCTCTCAGGGGGCATGTACGGGGCGGCTAAGACCGCTCGTATGGTATCAGCCTTCACTAAGAGTGAACGCGTTGTAGCAGCCGCTCAGGGCGTCGTAGGCGGTGCTCAGGCAGGCTTGCTCGTTGGTGCATATGATGCACACATCAGAGAGACAGCAGGCGAAGGTGAACTCATAGCGTCTATCCTTGGTGGTGCAGCGTTCGGTGGCCTCCTAGCAGGTGCTGGAGGTAAAGACCTACGCGGTACTATGCGGGCAGCAGAGAACGACTATCTGCGCCGTACACGGGAAGACGATCCAACCCTAGTAGCTACTAATGAAACAGTGTCCAGTAGTCGCCCAGCGCGTCCACTAGGTACTGACGGCTTAGAGGCTGACGCAGCAGCACCGAAGGTAGACTCACCAGATGGGTTCGGACCTAGCACAGTAGGTGCTGCACAGATTGGTTTCGCAGGGCGGGTGCAACGTATCATCAATGACCCTCTGGGACTTATGACGCCCGGAGAGCGTGATATCATTGAGAACTCAGATGTCATTAACTACGATAGCGATTTCTATGACCGTAAGCTCGAAGATGAGGATAAGTTCTGGACTAAGGTGTCCACTGGTAAATGGTCTTCCGCAGTAGGTGCAGGTTTCCAATCTAACCTCTACAAGTCTAACTCAGCCGTTCTTAACTGGATGGGTCATGCTATCTTCGAGAGTTCCAGCGGATTGAATCGTGGACGAGACACAGCCGCTGCTCTGATGGAGAACTTCACTAAACGTGTCCAGACACAACTACTGCCAGTACAGCAAGCGGCCTACGACTGGGCGCAGCGTAATGGCAAGGGTCTATACGGTACGCGGTTTGGTATCTCTGATGAAGGTAAGGCTACGTTCAACCGTGAGGTAATGCTGGAGCGTAACTCCCGCAACCACGGGCGGACGAGTTATAGTGATGATGCTGATGTAAGATTAGCATCGGATGCTTACGACAACGCAGCACGGGACGCACTTGCTATTGGTAAAGGCCGTGATGGGGAACACTCCATCAAAGGTCTGGAAGATGTCGCAGATAACCCGCACTATACGCCACAGATATGGAGTGGACGTAAGATTACTGACCTCATAAGCAGAGGTATTGTTACTCGTGATAATCTCGTAGTATCTCTAGCTGAGTCGTATCGCCAAGCAGGCATGGCAGCAGGTAAGGACGCAGATGCAATCGCTGATGCTGTTATACGTCGTGTAGAACTCAGAGACGCTGATATCGACACAAGTGTATTCTCACTACTCCAAGGCGACGGTAGGGCATTCCTACGTGACAGTCTTGAGATGGCTGGTGTACGCGGTCCAGAGCAAGAAGCTATTATGACACGTCTAGCAGGCGCAGCAGAGAACCGTGGTAAACCGGGGTTCGCTAAGAGTCGCAACGATGTAGATATGCAATCCCCTATTATGACAGAGGATGGCTCTCAACTCATGATCGTTGATATGTTGAGCAACGATCTATCAGGAGATTGGCAACGCTACACTCGTGGTATGGCTGGTTCAGCGGCACTAGCTCGTCAAGGCATCACAAGCAAGGCTGCTCGTGCAGAAGCAATCAGTGCTGCTCTAGCGGAGCAACGTGCACTGGGTGAAGCTGGTATGTCTAAATCTGAACTAGAGGCTATGTTCACTAACTTTGATGCTGGTGCAACTAAAGGCTGGTCTGCATTAGACCCGCGTAAAGCACCAGAAGAGCAGGGTATGCTACCAGTGATGATGAAGCGTATGACTAACCTAGCATGGCTCGGTAAGATGGGCTTCACACAGCTAGGCGAGACTGCTGCTATCATGGCACAGAATGGCGTTGGTAACTGGATGAAGCGTGGCGTTATGAATAACCTCAACGCAGAACTCAAGGCAGGTAACAAAGAGTTACTTAATGACTTGGCGTATATGACAGGTGCTATCGGACAGGACCATAAGCTCTTCGCAGAGCACTTGAGCCTAGATGAACTCAGTGACCTAGACGACGGCACGTTTATGTCTAAGTTGGATAAGAAGCTATCCAGCGCCTCATACGTCCAAGGCTACACGAGTTTCTTCAACAGTGTACGTGGGTGGCAGCAGAAAACCGCTGCACTCGGTGTATCTGATAAGGTATTCCGTACCCTCCGCGACTCCTTGGAATCTGGTGAAGAGTTATCAGCAAGTGTTAAGGCTCGGTTCTGGGGCGATCTAGGACTAGATGGTGAGGCTCTTACACGACTAGAGCAGCTAATCACTGATGGTACTATTGAGTTCAGTCCAGACGGTTACGTTAATCGTCTACATGCAGACAAGTGGGATGGTGAGTTAGCTGATATGTTCGGTGCTTCAATCACACGTAACATCAACCAAGTTGTTCAGAAGTCTATGGCTGGTGAACAGGATGCGTGGATGCATACTGGCTGGGGTTCGGTATTGAGTCACCTCAAGACCTTCCCGCTACAGGCTACCCAGAAGCAGATGGTACGTCACTTCCGGCATAATGACCCACAGGCTTACGCAGCCTTGGGTATGGGACTAGCCACAGCAGGCGTTGCCTCTATGATCCGTGCTGGTATTGATGGTAAGGCAGGAGAGATGTCTGTAGAAGATCACGCTAAACGTGCGTTCGCCTACAGCAACATGACTGGCTTTATCCCTATGGCCTACGATCCTCTGATGACTATGATGGGTCTTGACGACAAGCGGTTCAACCAGTTCGGTAGACACGCTGAAGTCATGCCTCCTATTTTGTCATTCACGAACGATGCTATCCGTTTACCGGGTGCATTAGGTGCTGCCTTTACTGGCACAGCAGATGGATCAGACAAGAAGGCTATGCGGGTTATTCCATTCTCCAGTACAGTCCTAGTAGGTAATATGCTTAACGGTGTAGCAGAACGAAACAAGTAACACAAGGGGGCGGCTTATGTCGCCCCTTAACACCTCACTCAAGAGAAACCTCAAACGAAGGATACCGTAATGGCATTATCCACCAATACCTACACCTACACAGGTGGAGCACAGACCTTCGCGGTGAACTTCGCTTTAGGTTTTATTCAACGCTCAGACGTAAACGTGCGTGTAAACAACGCAGTAGACGGATCAGGCGATCCTGCTTATGCTTCAATCGAATGGATTGACGACTCAGCAGTAACTGTTTTAGATGTACTAACAATCGGAGATACCGTAGAGGTACTGCGTACTGTTAGTAAATCAGAACTCAAGGTCAGCTTCACGTTAGGTGCAGACATCACGCCCTCTAACCTAGACCTAAGCGCCCTACAGGGACTCATGGTTTATCAGGAGCTAGTGGATGGTCGCGTAGAAGGCACAGAAAGCCCTCTGATCGCAGCAGACCGCGCAGAGGCAGGTGCTCTTGCATCAGAGGCTTCAGCAGCGGCAGCAGCAGCAGATGCAGTCCTGACAGCAGCAGACGTAGTTACGTCAGCAGCGTCTACAGCAGCAGCAGCGGCATCCGCAGCAGCAGCCTTGGTATCAGAGAACGCAGCAGCAGCAGCCCTCGTACTGACTAATGCAGACGCAGCAGCTACAGCAGCGGACTTGGTTCAAACGAACATCGACCAGCTTGCAGTAGCAGCAGACGCAGCACAGGTGGTTATCGACAAAGCCGCAGTTGCTGCTGATCTACTCCTCACTGATGCAGACACGATTGCTACAGCAGCAGACCGTGCAGCAGTAGCAGCAGACCGTGCAGCAGTAGCAGCAGACCTATTACTCACAGACGCAGACACAGTGGCAACTGCCGCTGACCGCGCAGCCGTCGCAGCGGACCTCTTGCTTACTGATGCAGATACAATTGCTACAGCAGCAGATCGTGTGCAGACTGGCCTCGACGCAGCGGCTACGGCTGCTGACCTAGTACAGACTAATATCGACCAGTTAGCAGTTGCTGCCGATCTAGTACAGACTAATCAAGACACCATCGACACAGCCGCTGATGTGGTCGCAGCAGACGCTAGTGCTGTCGCTGCTGCTCTTAGCGAAACTAACGCTGGTGTATCAGAAACAAACGCCGCTGCATCCGCAGCTTCCGCAGTTAATGCTGCAATCATTTACGCAATCGCATTGGGGTAAACCATGGCTTTCAACAAATACACATCGCTGGCCGTGGGTACGTCCCCAGTCACAGTCCACACAGTAGCCGCAGGTCAGGAAGTGGTCGTCATTGGTCTTAACCTTGCGAACATCACAGCATCCCAGATCACAGTGGATGTCCAAGTCGCAGGTGCCTACCTAGTTAAGGGCGTTCCGATCCCTGCTGGCTCTGCACTGTCAGCCCTCGACGGCAAGATGATCATGGAGGCTGCCGATACTTGTGTCGTCACATCGAACACTGCGGCGTCTGTAGATGTCATCTTGTCGGTACTTGAGCAGGGTGAGAGCTAATGAGCAAGCAATCAGAACTGGTTGGCCTAGCTAGGACGACAAACCTTGATGAGGTCAATTCTGCTTATAGTGCAGGTGCTTTGAGTAATCGTAATTTGATTATCAATGGTGCAATGCAGGTGGCACAACGTGGGACTAGCTTTACTGGTGTCACGACTGACGGATACCGTTTGGATCGGTTCAAAGTTAATGTAAACTACGGGGCATACACTATAACACAGGCTGCGGATGGACCTTCTGGCTTCGGCTCTAGCTACAAAATTGAGGTAACAACCTCAGGGGCACCTCCGGCTGCTAGCATCAATCTAGTAT